GATTATTCTCATATTCCCTTTTGATTTTTCTAAAAATAAATTTTTTCTACTGTCAAGATATAGATTGTTTCGCAATACATCTTTAATAATATCATTCATAGATGTAACATAACTTTTACTTACTCTCATTCTTTGATTTGTTAAAGCCTCTGGTGATATTAAGCTTAACTCAACTAACTGTGATCCTCTTGATGCGTCAATAACTTGTCCAACCCTATAAACTGATAATACATTTTCTGTGTAATCTATTGCATCTGTATTGGAAACGCCTGGAGTTTTTATTTTTAATCTTAAATATTCTTGCCCAGTAAGTGGTAAATTTACTAACAAATTATTTGTATCAACAATTGTTAAACTTCCAGATAAAGTGTGAGTAAATATACTTTCAAATAAATCTATTTGCACATAATTATTAACTAAATCAATATTACCATTGAGTGTTATTAATTCTAATGTTTCAAGTTTATATTCACCAGAATACTGGATTTGATTATCTGTGGCCATTTATATAATTGATTCTTTCATTAACTCTTTAAATTCTGTAACAAAATCATCAGTAAATCTTGGGTCTAACAATCTAATTTTTCTTTTTTCATCTTGTTCACTTACCTCATACTCATAGTTTGTTATTGCAGTTGCAGTTGGATAGTCTGTGTTGTCTGCTCCAATATCTATTTTAACAGATGTATCACCAGATGATTGTTCAATTTCATAATGATGTATTGCAGATGGGTTTGAGTATTTTTCGTTTACATAATCAAGAAACTGATTTCCAGACATTGGCCACTCATGGTATCTGTCCACGATATTATTAACTAGCATTATTATCCAATGTAACTGTGAGTCACCATATAATTTATCTGCAATTATTTCTGGTGTTTCACCCTCTTTTACATCATATGTATCAAAAAATAGTGTATTAGTTTTTACTTTAGACCTAATTGCAACTCGTCTAAGTAAATTAGTTACATCTTTTTTCTTATAAGTGATTACTGGAAAGTTTTCAAAATACATCAGCTATCCTTAATTCGTTGAGTTGGTTGGGCCAAATGACATTGGCTCATTTTCTTCTAATACTTTTTCTCTAGTGATGAGTTCTAGTTCAGAAAAATCTAATTGTATCTGTGTTTCTACAGGCGGTGGATTACCAGATGAATCTGGGTCAAAAGTTCTAAATCTTTCTCCACCATAAGATACACTCATGTTTGTTAATACACATTCTGATATTGGGTCAAGATATTGGTTTTGACTTCCCAAATACATGTAATGAATATTAAAAGTATTTGGAACTACCATTCTTCTACCTTGTCTATCACCACCAACAAATTCTGGTAACATATTTACTTTAAATGCTTGACATATTTGTTTAATCTCTTGAGCTTCTCTTTCATTTCTGGGCATCATTTTAAACACATATTGAAACTTTCTTTTTGCGATACCTTTAAATGCAAGTTCTAGTCTATCAGAAATTATTTGTCCTTGTCCTATTTCATATGCAGCTCTAGCGCCTGGTGCAGCTACATCTGCCATTTTTAATAACGAAGATACGCCAAGGTCTACTGCACCTTTTTTAAACTGGTCACCAATACTAACATTATCACCTCTCATAATTGAGTCAAATACATTCACTCCAGTCTGAGTTAAAATACCAACTTCAGTATCAGTATAATTTGCAGCATAAGATACTTGCACTTGAGGTGGCATATACAACTGTATCGCAGTATCTAAACGAGTGGTGGGTGCTCTTTGAATTGATAGAGTATTTTTTCCTTTTTGATTTGTTTGCTGTCTTGCTTTTTCTGCCACTACCTCATCTTGAGTTTTTTGTTGAGTTATATCATCTTTCTTTTTTGTATTCTTTACAAGTCCACCACTTCTTTGAACATTAACTGATTCTGTTAAACTAATTTGTTTTGTGTCAGACTCTCTCACTTCTTCATGCACATTCATCTGAGCCTTTGCACGCTGTCCATTTTTTGAACCATCTTGTGGAGTTCCATATTTTAATTTTGCTGGTTTAACCTCATTGATAAAGAACATCATGTAATGTCCATGATTACCCACGCCTGGATCTTCACCTATGTCTAGTGGAAAACTTAAACTTTTTGTTGCATATTTTGTTCTTGTTGTTGATTCTACTGGTGATGTGGGAGATGGTTGCCTACTTTTAATGATTTGTCCAATACCACCAGCTACCTTTCTAAGTATGGTTGTACCTACTTGAGTAGCAGCACCTCTTGCGAAATCTATGGCCATATAAATATTCCTGTAACTATTTTATTATTATTTATACACTATGGCATATAAAGGTATCTATAAACCACTAAACCCTAAAAAATATAAAGGTAATCCATCTCAAGTGGTATATCGCTCATTGTGGGAGAGAAAACTCATGGTTTACTGTGATAATAATAGTGCAGTATTAGAATGGGGAAGTGAAGAAATTATTATACCATATAAGTCGCCGTGGGATGGTAAAATACATCGTTATTTTCCAGACTTCTATATGAAAGTTAAGCAATCTAGTGGCAATATTAAAAAGTTTATTATTGAAGTTAAGCCTAAATATCAATGCAAGCCACCAGTAAAAAATCCAAAAAGAAAAACTAAAAAATGGTTTAAAGAGGTAGAAACTTGGGGAATCAACTCTGCAAAGTGGAAATCTGCAACAGAATACTGTAAGGATCAAAACATGGAGTTTAAAATACTTACTGAAGACCATTTAAATCCACAATATAAATAATACATGGCTCAAAGTAAATATATACAAACTTTAAAAAAACAAGTAGGTGGGAGAAATTTATCTACTGAATGGTATCGTCAAAAGATAAGAGAATTTGGTATTCCAACATCTGCACAATTAGTCAGAGAGGGTAGAAGAAAATCCACTCCATTCATAGGTAAATTAAATATGTTTGTCTATGATCCAAAGTTAAAACAAAAATTACCATATTATGATATATTTCCTTTAGTATTACCATTGGAGTTTTATGCAGAGGGATTTTTAGGAATAAATTTTCACTACTTACCAATTCCTTTAAGAGTGAGATTGTTAGATAGGCTTGTATCAGACTATAGTAATAATGATAAATTAGATGAAAGCACTAGATTGAGAGTAACTTATAATAGTGTTAAAAGAATAAAATTAGTTCAACCAACTTTACATAAATACTTAAAGGGATATACAAAGTCACAATTTCGTAGAATAGATGCAGACGAATTTGTGATTGCAACCATGTTACCAGTACAACAATTTAAAAAGGCTTCATCAAGAAAAGTTTGGTCAGATAGTAGAGGAATGATTTAAATGGCAAAGTTTGATTTAGGTAGTGCATTAGAGGGAACTGCATACGGAGTATTAAATGAGTTACTCGCAGAGTTTCGTGATGATGATGGTTACGCAACGCAATCTCGTTATGAGGTGGTTTTACACGCACCTACTGGAGAAAGAGGTAATCAAAACTTAATGAACATATTTTCTAAAGTTATGCAAGAGAATACCAAGCAAGGTGTTGCAAGAAGAAGTGGATTAAGATGTAGTCAAATATCTATTCCTGGCAGAACTATGGAAACTGTACCAGATACAAATATTTATGGGCCACCTAGACAAATCGCACAAGGTGTCACATATGCAGACTTGTCTGCAACATTTCAATGCTCAAGTGATTTAAGAGAGAGAAAATTCTTTGAAACATGGCAAAGACTTGCATACAATCCACAAACTTGGGCTATGCAGTATTATGATTCCTACACTGGCTCATTAGACATATATCAATTAGACAACAATGATAGAAGAAGATATGGTGTCAGACTTATAGAGTGTTATCCAAAAGCAATTGGAGAGCAAGCACTAGACTATGGAGCTTCAAGTACACTACAAACAGTTCAAGTATCGTTTGCATATAGATACTATCAATCACTTGCAGACGAAGCAGACTTACCTAAACCACTCGGTGATAGAATTAGAGATGTGATAGGTGATTCAGTTGAAAGACAAATATTATCAAAAATACCAAAAGTATTATCTAAATTATAATTAAAGGATGAAAAATTATGGCTTTACCTAAATTAGAAACACCAACCTATGAATTGCAGTTACCATCAACAGGCGAAAAAATAAAATACAGACCATTTTTAGTTAAAGAGCAAAAATTATTAATGGTTGCACAAGAATCAAATGACCAAACACAAGTAGTTAATACTGTATCAAATTTAGTTAACTCTTGTACTTTTAATAAAGTAAATGCAACAACATCTCCAGTATTTGATGTTGAATATTTGTTTTTACAAATTAGAGGAAAGTCAGTAGGTGAAACTGTTGAAGTTAATATAACTTGCCCAGACGATGAAAAGACAAGAGTTCCAGTAAAATTAAATTTATCTGATATTTTCGTACAAGTTACAGATGAGCATACAAATGTCATTGAGTTAACAGACTCAATTAAAATACATCTAAGATATCCATTACTTAATGATTTGGGTGGAGTTGAAAAAATGTCAGAAACAGAAACAGTTTTTAAACTGTTAAATACTTGTATTGATGAAATACATAGTGGTGATACTGTATATCATAGAGCAGACATGAGTGACAAAGAACTAACAGAATTTATTGACCAGTTAACAACCAGTCAGTTTGAAAAAGTTATGGTTTTCTTTAACACGATGCCCAAGTTAAGACACCCAATAACAGTAACTAATCCGAAAACAAAGAAAAAAAGTGAGGTTATATTGGAGGGCCTCCAGAGTTTTTTAGAATAGCGCTCTCCCATGATAGTTTGTTTAATTACTATAAAACAAATTTTGCACTAATGCAACATCATAAATATAGTTTGACAGAGTTAGAGAATATGATGCCTTGGGAGAGGGAAATATATGTGGGATTACTCGCAGAACATATAAGGGAAGAAAATGAAAGAATTGAAAAAGAAAGAGCAAAGTCAAGAAGTTAATCGTTACCAAAAATGGATAGATATGGCTCGTGCAGTTGACCAGTGGAGAATCTTTCCACGAATATTCATAACAACTTATATCTATCTACTCTATGCAGTCGTTATGTGGTATATGGAATTAAGTAACCCAACAATAGAGCAAAGTGGTTTAGTCAGTATTGTGGTAGGTGCTGGAGCTGCATGGTTTGGACTTTACACAGGGTCAAGTAAAAAATAATGGCAACTCTTGACGAAGTTATAGCACAACTACAAAAGAACAATAGAAGTGAGGCTGGTAGAGATAGTCGTCACACTATGGCACTTAACGCAATTGCAAAAGCGTTAGATAGTCAAACAACAAAAACAAGTAAGAGCGATAAAGAAACTAAAGATTCAAAAAAGAAAACAGACAGAGATGATAAGAAAAGTCGTTTTCGTCAAATTTTAGATTTTGGTAAAAATTTTAAATTACAAACTAATATTGCCAAAGGTATAACTGGACTTGGTGGTGAACTTAAAGGATTAGGTAAAAGTTTAGGTGGAGGATTAGCAAGTCTTGGTGGACTCGCAAAAAAAGGTGCTGGTGGACTTTTAAGTTTTATCTCAAAAGCTGCACTGTTTATTTTTCTTCCAGCAATTATTGGATTTCTTCAAAGTCCACTTTTTGGTCAAATGATAGATTACATAACAG